CTCCTGAATAAGGACGCGGTCTATTACCGCGCCTTCACCACACTGAGCCAAGCCAGGCCGTCCGCAGGCATGGGCGGCAGGTCCGCGATACCGGTTTCTGAGGTGCTTGCGTTCTGCCAATTGGTGGGGATTGCTTCCCGAGAAGAAAGGCTCAAATATCTAGCCCTGATACAGGAACTCGATCAAATTTGTCTCGAACACTGGGCGGACGAAGCCGCTAAGACCAAGAAATGACGGACTCTCTACAAGTCGGACTGGACCCCAAACCCCTCGTTGAAGGGTTGGCGGTAGCTACGTCCGCACTTGCAGAGTTCAAGGCCGCCGTTGCCTCTTTGAACAACACCCCGACTGCGCAGTTGAAGCAGGAGATGCAAGGCTTGACCGGAGCCATGCAGACGTTGACATCCTCGTTGGAAGGTGTGTTCGGAAACGTAGCCAAGCAGGTCGAGTCGTCGATGAAGTCGGCGCAAACGGCAGCGAAGGCGGGCGCCAAGGGCATCAAGAAGGCTGTACAGGCCGAGCTGGACGAGGGGTCCCCGGTCGTCAATATCCGAGTGTCAGCAAAGTCAGTGAACCTCCCTGGAGGCCTGAAAGCGTCACTCAGCCAGAAAGGTGCGGAGGACCTTTCCGGTCTCGTGGAGATTCGCAAATCACTGAGTGAGATGGCGGGTGCCTCAGACACCGCAGGCGCGGCCTACAAAAACCTTACGAAAAATGCTCAGTTTGCCAAGAAGAGTCTGGAGGAACAGCTTGAGGTAGCCAAGCTAGTCAAGGAAGCTTCAAAAATTGATGGCATGACTGCCAAACAACTCACTGAGCAGTACGGAACGAAGGCGGTGTGGGCTTCAAGGAACATTGACAAGGTGTCGGCAAAGGCAGAGGCCCAAACCTTGGCGACGGAACAACTCACACAGCGTGCGGCTGATCTTCAGGCAGCCGAGCGGATGGAGCTTGAGGCTTTCAGAAGGGCTCAAAAGGCGAAGCAGTCTGAGGCAGCCGTGAGTCAGAAGGAACAACTCACACAGCGTGCGGCTGATCTTCAGGCAGCCGAGCGGATGGAGCTTGAGGCTTTCAGAAGGGCTCAAAAGGCGAAGCAGTCTGAGGCCGAGCGCACTGCCAGAATCCTTGCCAACCAATCGAGTTATGCCGGCACCCCCATAACCTCCGGCACCTACAGCGTGCTTGGGGGCCCCAATGAGGGTGCGCTGCGCCAGGTAAACAGGGCGATGCAGGATGGGGCGCCAGCAGCAAAGAACCTTCAAGCTGCACAGGCTGCCTTGCGTGCGGAGATGCACGAGCTGCACTCAGCCGCCAGAGGCCTTGCCTCCGGCTTCGGCGCCATGTGGATGACGTGGGGAAGCATCGCCCCGCTTATTGCCGGTGCGGCGGTGTCGTCGGCGGTAGTTCAAACCATCAAACTTGGCGCAGATGTGCAGGACTCCTTGACGCGAATGCGCGTCCTGACAGACGAGTCCGCAGCGTCCGTTGACGGTTTGAGTGCCAGGATGCTTGAGCTGTCCAGGACTGGAACCTACGGCCCCAAGGAAGTGGCTGAGGCTATGAAAGTGCTGGCCTTGGCTGGGCAGAGTGCGGAGCAGGTGGGGGCGTCAATTAAAGATGTATTGAACTTCTCACTTGCAGGAGACGTCAGTATTCAGACATCTGCCGACACACTCACAACGGTGGCCACAGCGTTTAAGGTGGGGGCTGATGGGTTTGGGTATATCTCGGACGTTATCTCGAAAGCTGCAGCCGAATCCAAATCATCCGTAGAGGATGTGGCGGGCGCCATGAAGTCTGCGTCCGTCATTAACATGCAGTACGGCGTAAGCCTTGAGGAAGCCGCCGTTGGAATCTCCCTGCTTGCAAACGCAGGTATACGAGTGACAGCGGCAGGGACTGCATTGAGGAATATGTACGCAGACCTCGGGGGTAAGACGAAGAAGGTGGCGGACGAGCTCAAGAGTTTGGGGGTTACGGCGTTCGACCCTGTGACAGGGAAGATGCGCGAGACACAGGCCGTGTTCAAGGAATTGATGAACGCCCTGGAAACCCAGAAGACTCCCGAGGGGGCCAGAAGATCACTGGAGACGCTCTTCGGTGAGCGCGGCAGCAAGGAGGCATTTGCACTGATTGACGCCTTGGGCAAAAAGGTCGTTACTGCTACAGGGGAGGTTACCAACGCCTACGAAGTCATGCTGGGTAAGTTGCGGGGTGCTGCCGGGTTTACAGCTATTGCTGCCGCAGAAATTGCCCTTACCCCCCTTAACCAAATGAAATCAGTGGTTTCCACACTGCAGGCATCGCTGGTGGAGACTTTCAAAAGTGCGGAACCCTACCTGCTGGAGACTGCAGATAACCTGAAAAAGATTTTCGCATCCGACGGTTTCAAGTCGGCTTTACAGGACCTAATCGTAGGCCTGGGTACTGTCATATCCTTTGTCACCGAGCACGCAAAGGCCATTGCTAGCGTACTTCTAACCTACGCAGAGTTTAGGGCTGCTGCAACCATGGTCACAGGGCTGGCAGCGGCCTGGAATGCGGTGGCTACAGCAGAGGCTGCGGCTACCGCAGGTGCAGTTGCTGCGGGGGCCGCATCTCAAGCTGTACCACTATTGAGAGCGATCTCAAATACCATAGGACTTGCCGCTACAGCCTGGGGTATTTACGAGATAGCCATGGGTAAGGCGGTTCCAGCCCCGGGGGGTGTGACTGAGAGAGGGATGGATGCCCTCATTAAAAACCTGGAGAGCGAGAAGAAACATCTGGATAACGTGAATGAGGCACGTCTACGGAGCATCTCTTTACTGGAGCTGGAGAACGAGCAGAAGGGTGCGGCAGCGAAACTCGAAGCACGTACCTATGTTGACGCGGCTAAAGCAAAGGCAGACGAAGCCCAGTCGGCCCTTGATAAGTTCAAGAGGACGCATAACTCGGGGATGGCAAGTTACCTGGCAGGCGATACCGTTGAAACCGGGACAAGGCTTGGTGAGTTGGAGTCCCAACTGAAGTCCGCCAATGCGGAATTAGCTAGAGCCGAGGGGGCGTACAAGGCTCAGGTCTCTAGGTTGAACGACCTAAAGTCGAGTGTGGTGAACCTGTCGGACTACAACTCAAGGATGGCGGATGTTGAGCGGGTACTGGAGGAGCGCCGCAGAACCATGCGCTTCAAGGGTACCGATAACGGAGACAAGCCTGAAAAGGCCGGCACCGAAAAACTCTCCGCCTACGAGAAGCTCAACAAAGCCATCGAAGATGAGTTGGCACTCTCCAAGGCACAGCTCGAAAACAACGACAAGTTGTCGGCGTCCGAAAAGTACCGAATCAAGACACTTGGTCAACTTGCTGACCTGTACCTAGCGGGGAAAATTTCAGCCGACGAGTGGGCGACCAGCTCAGCTAAGGCGTGGGAAATCATCGACCTGAAGAAGCATTTCGAGGATACCCAAGCCTACGCCAAGATGGTTGAGGCCAGCACCGCAGCGCACCTCTCCGCTGTCAGTGCGCAGGACAAACGCAACGAGAGCTTGCGGGACCAGATCGAGAAGCAACGCGAAAGCAACGCAGCTATCGGGCTGTCGGCGGAGGCGGTAGGAGAGCTTGAAAAAGCCACACTCCTACTAAATGCAGCCGAACTTGACCGTAAGGCCAATCTGGAAGACGGTGTGATGCGCAGCCAGGATGCTATCGACGGATTGCGTGAGCAAGCCAGACTGACACGCGAACTGGCCGAAGAAAAGCGCATCGGGGGTGCCAAAAAAGCCGCCAACGAGGCCCGCAAAGAGTGGGAAAAAACCGCAGAAAAGATCAACGACAGCATTACCGACGCTCTGATGCGCGGGTTTGAAAATGGGAAGCCGCTTGCTGAAAACCTGCGCGACACCATCTCCAACATGTTCAAGACGCTGGTGCTGCGCCCAACCGTCAGCGCCGTCGTCAATCCACTTACCCAAGGCATCACAGGGGCGTTCCAGTCTGCTGGGTCATCAATGATGGGGTCTGCTGCTGGAAACTTTGGCGCCGGCTCCCTGTTCAGCGCAGCGGGTATGACGGCCCTTGGGGAGTCATTTGGTGCGTCTGCCATGGCCACCATGACAGGCTCATCGTTTGCCAACGCCACTGTTGTCGGTCAATTTGCGGGCGGTGGCGCCGCCGGTACAGGTGTTGCGTCAACACTCGGTGCAGCCATGCCCTACATCGCAGCAGCGGTGCTGGCCTACAAGGTTCACGATGCCACTCAAGGCGAGCAGCGCTTTGGCGGGCAGTACGACAACAACGGCAAAGCCACCAACTTCATCTCAGGGCCCGACGGCGGTCAAATCGCCAGTGGCAACGTCACCAAGGCCATCGACGCGACCGTCAGTGGCATCAACGCGACCCTCAAGACGCTCGGAAGCGCACAGAGCGTAGCCTACTTCAACGCAGGCCTGGAGAGTAGCGGCGCAGGCAAGGGCTTCTCATACGCAGGCGGAACCTTGACCGATGGCGCCAAGTTTGGCCAGGGGTTCGGCACCGGGTTCATGAACAACCGCGGCGACAAGTCGGCGGAGCAGGCCATTGCCGAGTTCGGTACCGAGCTCAAGCAGGCCACGCTGACCGCCTTGCAGTCAGCTACCGACATTCCCAAGACCATCAGTGACGTCCTGCGCGGCCAGGACAGCACGGCAATGGTTGACGCCGTCACCAAGGGCTTGCGTCTGACCGGCCGCGACATCGCCACGCTGTCGCAGGACACCACCCAGGCACTGTTGGGCACGAGCAAGGACATCTCGACGCTGTCTGATTCCGCCACCAACGATCTTCTGGCCTTGGTGAGTTCGATCCAGAACACTGTGACTGGGTTCAACGAAGCAGTCAAAGCTCTCCCGTTTGAACAGCTCAAAGGGCTCAGCTTCGATGCTGCTGCTGGTTTGCTGGCCGCCGCCGGCGGGCTGGATCGGCTCACTACCGGCCTCAACAGCTACTACCAGAACTTCTACACAGCGGAGGAGAGGAAGGCCCAGACGATCCAGAACATCAATAGGGTGCTGACCGAGGGTGGGGCTCTCGTATCTGGTGTGATGCCGACGACAAGGGATGCGTTTAGGAAGTTGGTTGAGGCCCAGGACCTGACCACGGAATCTGGCCAAAAGGCCTATGTCGCCCTGTTGTCGGTTGGTGATGCTTTTGCCAGCGTCACCTCTGATGTGGTTTCGTCCGTCAAGAAGTTGCTGGAGGACAGGGTAAAGCTGGAGGTGGACCTTCTCACAGCGCAGGGCAACAAGGATGCCGCCCGCGCCGCTCAGCGCGCCACCGACATCAAGGACTTCTCTGACGCCGAGGCCGCCGCTTACGACTACAACCAGTCGATCAAAGACCAGATCACGGTACTGGGTGAGCGCAAAAGTCTACAGGATCAGCTTGATTCGCTCACACTGACAAGCGTGCAGTTGTTGGATAAACAGCGCGCCGCGCTGGACGCCTCCAACCAGGCACTGTTTGACCAGGTTCAGGCAGCCACCGCAGCGAAGAAGGCAACCGAGGACGCGGCCACCGCCATGAAGGACCTTGCCTCCGCGAACGAGGCGTTGAAGAGCTCGCGCGCCAGCGTGACAAGCGCGTTCAAAGCCATCAAGGATGCCGCCGCCAACGCCGCGAACTCGGTGGTGACCGCGCAGGACAACATCACCAACGGGTACATCTCCGCCCAAAATGCTGTTGCGTCGGCCCAAGACAACCTGGCCAATATCGCGGCCCAAGCCGCCAAAGCGATGGCTGGGTTTGCCGACAGCATCCAGCAACTGCTGACCGAGATGGCTACCACCGATCTCGGAGCCAATAGCAAAGCAGGGCAGCTTGCAGCGCTGCAAGCCGACTTCTCCATCTCCGCTGCCCAGGCCAAGGCTGGGGACGCGAAAGCCTTGGGGGCAATCACCAGCAAAGCCAGCGCCCTGTTGAAGGAAGGCAAAGCCCAGGCATCAACCGCCCAGGACTTCGCGCGCCTGAGTTCATCGGTGGCCAATACACTGTCCGACATCTCTGCTGCGATCGCCCCGAGCGCAGCCGCTGCAGAAGCGGACCCGTCAGTCAAAGCCCAGGCGGATTTGGCGAAGGCCCAGGCGGAATTGGCCAAATGGACAAACGCGGTGGCGGTGTCTGGCGCCAGCACAGCCAAGAGTTCGTCGGACTACCTTGACGAGTGGCGCAAGGCCACCGCAGCCAATACGACGGCTCAGTCCGATCTGCTGGCCGCGCAAGAGGCAACCAAGGGCATTGAGATGACCGTCGCAGACGGCATCTCCGGCCTGCTCGATGCCGTCAAGTCGCTCAACGACAACATCGCCGCGCAGGCTGCTGCGGTGACTAAGGCGTTGGCCACGATGGCCGTCAAGGGGGCAGGCGGTACGGACGCAGGCGCAGCCAGCTACACCGGCACGCAGGTCGCAGACGGCATCAAATCCATGCAGGCATCTGGCGCCACCACAGCGCAGATCGTCAGCCGCGCCAGCGCAGGCTTCGGGGTCGCTTCCGAGGACCTTGCCAAGGTCGCGGGTGTTGTCGGTAACACCGGCATAACCGCATATCAAAAGGCTGCCGACAGCGTGACCGCCTTGGACCAGGCGACCAGGGAAAGCGTTATCTCCCAAGCCAACGCCATCGCCGCCGCTCAAAAAATCTCTCCCGAGCGCGCTCTGTATGACTACGCCACCACACACGGCATCAACGCCGCCATGGTGGACAAATACATGGGCTGGCCCAACGGTACGTCCAACGCCTGGGCCGCAGCGAACAACCTGCCAGCGTTCCGTGTCGGCACCAATTACGTCCCTCACGATATGGATGCCCGTATTCATGAGGGCGAGGCGATTGTGCCCAAGCAATACAACCCCGCTGCCGGGGGATTCCAAAACGCAGATTTGGAGGCCAAAGTAGATGCTCTAAACGCGCTGGTCTCGAAACTGCTCTCCAGCGCTCAGCGTAGCGAGGAGAGCAACAAGGCCACCGCCAAGATTTTGAAACTCGTGACGCGCGACGGCGAGGGCATGGTGATCAATGAAGACACCGCCATCCCGGTCACCGTCTACATGTAGGGGAAGAACTTGAGCATCGTCACAACAACGCTGGGTCCAATGGACGAGTCCCTACTTGAGCGTAAGTGGGGAATTGAGGACAGCGAAACCGAGTTCTGTTACTGGGAGGAGTACTGGTTCGAGGGCAGCCTGGTACATCGCTCTGTCCATCTGATTCTGTGTCAGTCAGCGGAGTCTTTTGTCTCTCTGGGGGGAGCGTAGCATGGCCAATACGGCGGGGATGTGCTCATCCTTCAAGAGTGAGTTGATGCTAGGGCTGCATGCGTTTGGGCCCGGCTCCGGCGTGCCCGCACGCAGTGCCGGAGTTGCTGACGTTCTGAAGGCGGCACTGTTCCTGGCGTCCGCCAGCCGCAGCGCCGCAGACACCACCTACAACTCAACAGGCGAGCTGGCAGCCACCGGGGGGTACACAACCGGTGGACAGACGGTGCCCATGGCGACGGCGCCCAGCACCAGCGGCACAACGGGAATCTTCACACCCAGCGCAACCTTGACCTGGTCATCGTTCACCAGCTCAGGTGTGTTTGATTGCGCGGTGCTCTACAACGCCACTCAGGGCAATAGGCAGGTGAGCGTTCACACGTTCTCGCCCCAATCCATCGCGGCTGGCACGTTCACCCTGACCATGCCAACCAACAACTCCACCAACGCGCTGCTGCGCATCTCCTGATATGAGCAGCCTGCACATCGCAACCCAGGGCCTTACAGGAGGCCCGCTCGCTATCGCCACTCTTGGCTTTGAGGGCGGGAGTGTTGCGACCGGGGATGTTGTGCTCACCGGGGTGCAGGCGAACGCGCAGGTTGGGGTTATTGACCCGGTAACTTCCAGCGGCGTGGTGTTGTCGGGGGTCACTGCTGCTGCAGTTTGCGGAACCCCTGGGTGGACCTCATCGGAAGGGACCGCCCAACTTGGTTCAGTGGCCTGTGTGGGCTCCTCTGGGAAGTTGCGCACCAACGGCGCGCTCGGGCGCCCCGGTGTCGTCATTTGGGGCAAGTTCTCTTCCGGCCGCGGTGCCGGCAAGACCGCTCACACCGGCACTCTCACCTTCAGAAAGGCCGCGTAGTGAAATTTATTCGACCCACCACAGTCACGGATACGATGCTCACGTCGAGCAGCATCGCCGAGACCGACCACGCCGCGTGGAATGCGGCCACCAGTTATACGGTGGGGACTCGTGTCATTCGCACTACCACGCACAGGGTCTACGAGAACCTGATCGCTGGGGTGGATTCCACTCTGCCGGAGAACGCACTCTCAGGGGTCACTCCGAGGTGGCTGGAGGTATCCCCGACCAACCGGTGGGGGATGTTTGACGGCAAAGTCGGAACGGCGTCCACCGCCAACGACAGCATCACTGTGGTGCTTGCACCAGGAAGGTTTAACAGCCTCGCCTTGCTGCAGGTTGATGCCTCAACCGTTACGGTGGATTTGCAAGTCTCCGGCGCTAGTGTTTTCAACGCCAGCATGGACCTTGACAGCGGCAACACAGTCGGTGATTGGTACCAGTATTTCTACGAGCCGATCTACCAACAGGACGCATTGGTCATCACGGACCTCGTGGACGCAACGCTGCTGGACATACCAGCCTACGGCGAGGGCATCTTGACGGTGACCATCACTCGCACCGGTGGGACCGTGAGTTGTGGCGCTCTGGTGGTCGGTCTTTACGCCTACCTTGGCAGGACACAGTACCAACCAACCATCGGGATCACTGACTACTCGGTCAAGACTGCCGACACCTGGGGCTACGTCACCGTTGACCCTCGCGGGTACAGCAAGCGCATGACGGCCAAGGTTGAGTTGGACAACAGCACGGTCGATAACGTGTCCCGGGTCCTCGCCCAGTACCGCAATGCTCCGCTGGTTTGGGTGGGCGCAGACAACATTTACACCTGCCTGATTATTTACGGCTTTTACAAGGACTGGAATCTCATGGTGGATGTCGGCTCCTCTTTCCTTGACCTCCAAGTTGAAGGACTCTCCCAATGACGATTGACGCACTACCCACAGCACCAAGCCGTTCCAGGCCTCTCACGTTTGCCGATGAGGGTGATGCCTTCATGGCCGCACTTGTTCCGTTCGGTGCGCAACTGAACGCGGCCGAGATCAACATCAACGCCAAGGAGGCCAGTGCAGTGGCCGCAGCGGCTGCGGCAGCCGCCAGCGAGACTGCAGCCGCCAGTTCCAGCAACGCAACAGTATGGGTCAGCGGCACCACCTATGCCATCGGCAATGTGCGCTGGTCACCGACAAACTTTCAGGCGTACAGACGCAAGACGGCTGGGGCGGGTACTACCGATCCGTCCCTCGACTCAACCAACTGGGCGTATGTCTCTACTGTGCCTCCCATGACCGGGCATGTCGGCGAGGTCCTCTACAACGACGGAACCACCGCGTACTGGAAGGCCCCAGCGGCGGCAGCCTCTGTTTTCAATCAACTTAACTTTGGAGGCTTTTGATGCCCGCCAATACCGCACCAATTTTCCCGCTGACGCCAAATGTTGGCGTGATGAATGCGCTGCTGACCACAGCGATGACTAACACCAAGGCGTTTGATGGCACTGACACTGCAGGCACAGCCCTGGTGCTTGCGATGACCGCAGGCGCCAACGGCGCGAGGCTCGACAGCATCGACGTGCGCGTGACCAGCACCAACGGCGCGGCGGCATCTGGCACCACATCGGCAACGCTGGTTAGATTCTGGCTTAACAACGGATCGGCCAACACTACCGCCACCAATAACCAACTACTTGGCGAGCTTGAAATTCCGGCTGTGGCTAACGTGGCCCTGGCCACAGCGAAAAACCCTGTATTCACGCTGCCAATCAATAAATCAATCCCCGCTGGATACAAGGTCTACGCCGGGACAACGGTAGCCGTGGGCGGGACAGCTTGCGCCTTGCTCATTTGCCCCACTGCAGGAGATTACTGAAATGTCACTTTTCCAGACTGACGGCGCGAGCACGCCATCCCTTACGGCATTCGGCCAGCCGCCAGCGCCGCAACGGGCTACCCGCATGGCACCACCCATGTGGCTTAAAAGCAAGCTGATTTCGGCCACCACGTCTGCGGAGGTGGTGCCCGATAACGTCTATCAGATGCTTGTGATGGTGTGGGGCGCTGGCGGCAACGGCGGCAACTCAAGCGCTGGTGGCGGCGGTGGTGGGTTTGCAATGGGTGTGGTTGATGTCACGCCTGGGCAATTGCTGCCGACGATTACAGCAGGCTCTGGCACCAACTCATTTGGTTCGCTGTTGAGCGCGACGGCTGGCGGCGCATCAAGCTCTAGCGTCGGCGGAACTGCCGGAGCAGGGAGCGTGGCTGCATCGGTGCGCAACAAATTCACAGCCAGCGGCGCTGCAGGGCCAAACATCAACGGCTCTGGCGGTAGCGCCAGCGGATCGCCTTTCGGTGCTGGTGGGGCTGCGTATTCCGGTTCGGGCGGCGGCGGTGGCGGCTGGGGCGGCGGTACGGGAGGCTTAGGCACTGGCGGCGGCGGCGGCGGTGGCGGCGGAATTGGTATCGGCTCCATTGGCGGTAATGCGACAGTCGCAACCAGCGGAGGCGGTGGCGGCGGTGTGCAGTCCGTTGGCAGCAGGGGAGTTGCAAACATGGGCGGCAACGGGGGGGTAGGTGGCTCCGTGTTGGCGGGTACTGGTGCGGTAGCGCCGTCAACGACCACAGGTGTAGCCGCACAAAACGGGGCATCAACCCCGTTTCAGTGGACCGACCTTGCCAACGGCTTGATGCCCAGTGGCGGCGGCGGAGGTGGCGCAGCCACAAACACGCTGGTATGGAATGCGGGCAATGGCGGAAATGGTGGCGGCGGCGGTGGCGCGGCATCTGACGCCACCTCATACGCCGGGAACGGCGGCATTGGTGGCGGCGGTGGCGGTGCAAATACCGCAGGAAACCAAGGACGCGGTGGAATCGGCGGCGGCGCTGGCGGTACGGGTGGGCAGGGGGGCGGCGGTGGCGGTTTCTACGGCGGCAACGGCGCTACAGGCGGCAACGGCGCCGTGCTTCTGTTCTGGACGGAGGGATTCTGATGCAATTCGCACGGATTCAAAACGGGCGCGTGCTGGACGTGCGCGCTACGCCACCGACCGGGTGCTATACGGACGAGATCGTGGCTCAGTTCGTCACTGTGCCTGATGCGGTGCAAAACGGGTGGTTGTTTGATGGCACGGACTACACCGCGCCACCACCACCACCAGCGCCGACGCAGGCCGAGCTTGATGCTGTGGCCGCGCGGGAAGCAGCCGCAAACGCCGCGCGGGAGCGTGCAGCCGCAAAGGTACGCCGCTCGCTGGCCGTTGATGCAATCAAAGTTACCACGGCAGCGGGCAACACCTTTGACGGTGACGAGGTAAGCCAAGGCCGCATGGCTCGCGCAATCATTGCCTTGTCCACCGGCTTGGCCCCGAGCGTTACATGGGTGCTTGCCGACAACACCACTATTGCTGCCACGTCTGCCGAACTGACTGAGGCGCTAGTGCTTGCAGGGATGGCTCAAGCGGCCATTTGGGTGATCTAGTGCCAGCCATGTTCGTTCTTTGCTACGTTCTTCTGCTGACCTTTGTGGGTCTGTACCAAGGAACGCTCGGACTGCGAATCTTTGTGCTCGCGGTAGCTGTTGATGCGTTTCTCTTCGCAGTGGTGTGCCTTGGCAACGTCAAGCATGGCGAATGCGCCAGCAGCGCCGCGTGGGACCTCTACCGGTGCGGCAAATGGCAGGGCCGCGTTGCGGTGGCCGTAATTGATTGGATTTTCAGCAGGTGGACTAGCGAACACTGCCGCAAATCATGGGTTTGGCAACAGGACTTGTACAAGTAGGAGCTACCGACGATGACGACTCATAACGAGCCTACCGAACCCCAGGAGCACCTGCCAGAGCGGCGTACCGAAACCACGCTTCTGCTGGCTATGGTCAAGAACGTACACGACGACGTGAAGATCATGCACACGAACATACAAACCTTGGATGAGCGTCTCACAAAGCACATGACAGAAGAGACCACGGAACTCGCCCAGGAGGTTACAAAACTTATGGCTGCAGCCTTCCCGGAGGGTGACCCTACAGGACACCGTAAACATCACGAGGCTGTCATAGCCAAAGCGGAGGCACGGGCGGCCTTCTGGCGAAAGATGCTCGAAGAGATTACCAAGTACGGCTTGATCGGCTTGCTAGGTTGGCTGGCGCTGACTGCCTGGTCGGCGTTTTTGCAGGGGCCACACAAATGATGGCCTTCATCGTGTGGTGGTTTTGGTGGGACAACGTCTGGAGGGACTGGCAATGATTACAACCCTTATCTCATTCCTCGGTGGCAGCGTCTTTCGGATGCTGTGGGGCGAGATTTCGTCCTGGCTGACTAAGCGCCAGGACCACGCGCAGGAGATCGAGCGTATCCGCCTGCAAGGTGAGCTTGACGCTGCCGCACATGAGCGCAACCTCGTCACCATCAAGGCCCAGGCCGACGCCGGCGTGAAGGTCATCGAGCAGCAGGCGGCGGCAGCCATGAAGGGCGTTGAGTCTGACGCCTGGCTTGACGCGGTGAAAGCTACAGGGCGGACAGTTGGTGTGGCCTGGATCGACGCCTGGAACGCGGCCATTCGGCCAGCAGTGGCCACATGGGCGGTGATCCTGATCACGATCCACTATGCCAACCATGGATGGGTCTTGGACGACAACGGATGGGGCCTATGCGGCGCCGCGCTGGGGATTTATCTTGCCGACCGAGCATTATTCAAACGCGGCAAATGATCATGATCGGCGCAAAGGCGAGCGAAGAGGCGCGGTCAGCGATCAGGTACAGGGCGAATCCGCCCTTGGACAACGCCGTGCGCCTCGCTGCTGCGCTCTGCCCGGGGAAACTCTCAAGAACCCAGCCCCGTGCGGGTGCCAGGATGTTCGGGTCTGGGGTGAGTATCTGCCCGACCGCAGAGGTGTCAATTAGCCATCTGCACAGGATTACCAAGCGTGACGCTCGCCCAGCGTTTGCCATCTCGGATATAGGCGATTGTGTTTGGGTCAACCCCGGCTATAACTGCCAGGGTGTGCATAGAAATGCCTTGACTCAAAAGCCTTCTGATGTAGATAACCTGCTTACTCGTCAGTTTGCTGTTGGGACTTTTTTCCCCCCTAAGGTCAACAAGGCCCTCCTCCCATTGGTGCTGGGTATTCCTAGCAAGGCTGACCCATTCAAGGTTTTCAACTCTGTTATCGAGTTTGTCTCCGTTAATGTGGTTGATGGTAAGTCCCTCCCTGTACCCAGGAACAAAAGCGATGCCGACAAGTCGGTGCACAAGACAGTGTGTTCGCTTTCCATTTTTCCTCACGTACACCTCAAGGTAACCGTTCCGAGTTTTACACGGGGATGCAATCGACTCCTCAAAGTGGTTGGTGAGTGTCGCCACTTTCCCGTCCCTGTTTTTCCTGGTGTATTCGCAGGTGTGCGCAGGAGTTTTTACTCTCCCATCAGCGCATACAAGCCACTTCATGCCCTTGGCCTCAACTTCTTTCCAAACTTCCATGGCAACTCCTTCTAGTAATTATTCTGTGCCGGGTTGGCATTATAGCTGGGCAAACATAAACAGGGCAGTCGAGCTAGCTTCCTCTCTGGTAAGGCACTTTGAAGGACTGTATCTATCACCTTACCTATGCCCTGCTGGACGACCCACAATCTTTTACGGAGCAACCTTTTACAAGGACGGTACTGCGGTGACGCTGAAAGACCCGAGGGGGACGCACGCCCAGGCGGAAGACCTGCTCGACTGGATGCTGCGCAAGGTGTTCATGCCACAGGTGCTGGCGCTGTGCCCCGGTATTGATCAGCCCGAGCAGCTTGCAGCCATCACCGACTTCGCTTTCAACCTGGGGGTAGGACGCTTGGCCGCCTCAACGCTTCGCCGCAAGATCAACGCCGGAGACTGGGAGGCGGTGCCCGACGAGTTGCGCAAGTGGACGCGAGGCGGAGGCAAGGTGCTGCGCGGCCTGGTGGCGCGGCGCGAGGCGGAGATCGCACTAATCAATTCAATCAACTGAAGGAGATTTCATGAAGGAAATCGTCACCATGCTGCTACTCGGAGCGCTTGCCACATCACCCTACGCAGCTATCAAACGCAGCACCAAGGCTCGCCATGACTTCATGCGCGCAGTGCCGTGCCCTGCAAAGGTATCGCACTCTGTGTACACCTGCCCGGGGTTTGTGATCGACCACATCAAGCCTCTTGCTTGCGGCGGCGTCGATGCGCCATCCAACATGCAGTGGCAGACGGTAGCTGAGGCGAGGGCCAAAGACAAGTGGGAGTTGAAGGGCTGCAAGCTCTGACACCGGGGGATTTACTTCCTCCCCTGTTAGCCCAAGTATGGCGCCCAAGTCACAACACTTGGGGAACCAACATGGCAGCAGGATACATGGCGCTTTTGCGCAACGCACAACTCGACGCGATCACAACCTACGCAGGTAGCGGGGCAAAGCTCGTTATTTATGCAGGCACCCGACCATCCCTGGGGGGTGCTGCAGGCACTGTGTTGGCGACCTTCACGCTCGGCACCCCTTTTGCCGCAGCGGCGTCTGGGGGCGTCCTTACCGTCACCAATCCGGCTGACGTGACAGCCTCCGCCACCGGCACCGCCGCCTGGGCGCGCCTGTTCAAGTCTGATGGCACCACCATCGTCATGGACTTGGGTGTTGGCACCAGCGGCCAAGAGGTGACCATCAATTCGACCTCCATCACCTCGGGCATTACCTGCTCGGTGACCAGCTTCGTCATCACTTGCGGTAACGCGACATAACAGCATGTTCCTGTTCCCGCGCCG